TTTTAAAACTTGTCTTTCTAATTTATCAACCTTATCTTCGTGTACTGCTTGAATCGTAGAAAGTTCAAAGGTACGTGAAAGACTCCAGCCACCTAGGGCTATGAGCAATCCAACCAATAATGTCATTAATTTATCAGCCATTAAAATATAATCTCCAAAACTAAATATAACGTAATAAAGACAAACATTCCAGTCATTTGGATGTCGTAGGGGAAATTATGCACGGCTCACCCGTAAGCTGGTTCCCCAACTGCGAGTAATAAGCAAAAAAACAGAAATATAGTGATGTATCGAACCCATCTTTCTGTTTTTACCATTCTTATTCGGGCTTGTCTTCGTGCCCTTAAAAGCTTTAAAGCCCTTAAACTGTTGTATCTCATTTTTCATTCCCTCAATGAGTAGGGGGGTAATTAGTTTATCGTTCACTGACACCATTCACATTCATTGGTGTCGTCAACTACTACCCCATATTTATCATTAATTGCATCAGCTGCTTGCTTTCGGCTTTCGTAAGACTCATCTTCCGCTCTGCCTTTTTTACAATCACAGTTAACGCATTTACAATCAGTGTGATCTCCTGCCATACAATGACAGGAATGACCACAGTTTTTACAAACTTTGTCCATATTTTAAATTGATTTTAAATTATATTGCTACGATTGCAATTAAAATAATAACTGCTGCACCAATAACCACTTTTTTATGGTTGGTCCAGATGTGCTTGGCTTGGTTTATAACATTTTCCATTATAGTCTCCTATTTTATCTCTCCCCAATTAGCACCTGCTTCATAGTCTACTTTATTCGGGACCTGCAGTTCAACTGCTGATTCCATTATTTCAACTATTTCTTCTGCCTTTTTATCAGATTCTACAGAAATATCTACCTCGTCGTGAATCTGAATGTGTGGTATTATACCATTTTTATACAAAGCTACCATACTTTTCTTTGTCATATCTGCAGCCGATCCTTGTATTAATTTATTTAATGCCTTGTATGTAAAAGCTCGTTTTAAAGGTTCATCATATTCTTTTCTTGCAGCTTCTAAAGGTAAAGGTTTAAAAACACCAAATTGCATTGGTTGCCATAAATCAAAATGACACGCTCTTCCTAAAAGAGTTCTAATTTTTCCTCTATCATTTGCTTTACGAGATACATTATCCATTAGTTGTTTTACAAAAGGTGCTCTTGCGTGGTATTGTCTAATTAGTTTCTCAGCTGACTCTTTCATTAATCCTAGTTCAGCCATCAATTTATTTTTACCCATTCCATACATAAGCCCTAAATTAATCGTCTTGGCTTGCTTCCGATTTATGCCTGCCATATCGGCCACGACCTGGTGGAAATCTGCGTCTCCGGCCTTGTATGCGTCTGCAATTTCGTGTACTCCGGGCAAATTCTGTAGTTTTGCGTAATGTACTAAAATTCTCGGTTCTTGTTGTGAGTAGTCAAATGATCCCCATTTACATTTTTCTTCAGGTATAAATATAGATCTAATCATTGGTCCAAGTTCTGGGTGTCTCGCTGGAATCTGTTGTAAGTTTGGATTACTCATACTAAATCTTCCTGTCACGGTTCCACCTTGATCCGATCTAATTTGATTTATGTCTGCGTGTATTCTTCCTTTATGTGAATGTTTAGTAATTGAATCTATAAAAGTACTATGAGCTTTATTTAATTCTCTTGCTTCTGCAATAGCTCTTCCTAATTCGTGTGGATGATTTTGTAAAAAGTTTTTAGTAAAAGAAGGAGCTCCTGTTTTTTCAGTTCTATCATAAGGTAATTTTAATTTATCAAAAGCTGTGGCAATAGATCTGGCTGCCATAATTTCTATGTGAATACCCGTAAGATCTTTCATTCTTTTTAAAATCTTATTCTCTCTTTGAATTAGATTTTTTTTAATCTTGTTAGCTTTTTCTAAATCAACTCTTACTCCTTTAAATCTCATATCAATAAGACACGGAAATAATTTCGTTTCTAATCTAAATATATCTATTAATTCTTGGTTATGTAATTCAGTGTGTAATTTTTGCCAAAGTTTAAGTGTAGCTTCCGCATCACGCTCCGCATATTGACCCACATACATCGCGGGTAATCTCCATAAATCTTTCTTAGCATCAATGCCATAATCTTTAGCCGCTTCTTGTAAAATTTTTTCATCTTTACCTAGACCTACATAATGTTTAGCTAAAGTATCTAATCTGTATGATAATCTATTCTCATCTATTAGAGATGCTGCAATCATTGTATCTGCAATTTTCCCTTTAATATCAAGGCCATAGGACCTTAACCAACAGACGTCATACATTGCATTATGAAAAATAAAGGTAGTATTTTTTTGACTCAATATATCCTTTAACCATTTCATAATTAAAGTTTTATCCATATTCCCACCCGACTCGTGTTGTATAGGGAAATAACCTGACCAGCCCTCTACGGCCACCGCAACGCCAGCAATATGCCCTCTTCCGATGACATTACCTGACCCTAATGTCGTTAATTCTGGGTCATAAGTTTCTAAGTCAATAGCAATTTCTTTTGCGCCTTTTAGATTTTTTAATTCTTCTGGCATTACCCACTCAGTTTCTGGAGTAAATAAAGGTGTTTGAATCGTTCTCACTTGTCTCTCCTCAATATTCCCCAGTAGTTAGTTTTAATCTTTTCTTCTTTAGCGGGCCCAGGATAATCCCGTTCAATCATCATCTCAATAAAATGAATTGCTTTAAGCAAATCTTCTTTTTTTCCTTTAAAGGGATGACGACATATATATTTTATAGCGCATCCTTCGGGAAAAAGCAATTTATTCTCTACAACAAATTTACTTGGCTGAATGGAAAATTTCTGATAATGTTTTCCACCGATTTGTTTATCCCACACACTCATAGAATAATGGATCCTAATATAAATCCTACAATAAACCAAATAATTTCTTGTCTATAATATAAGGACCATACTTTAAATCTTTGTCTGAATTTGTTCATAATATATAAGCTCGATCAAAATCTTTTGGATCTAATACGTGCAATTCACGCTTCGCGCGCGTCGCTCCGGTATAAAATAATCGATGTAGTTCATCCGGGTCGTGACTAAACGTTTCTAACGCTGCGTTGGTTAGATCCTGCATAAGCAAGACTTTATCCGCTTCTCCTCCTTTCGCTCCGTGTATTGTTGACATAATAATTCGAGGATTTTTATTTATCTTTTCTCCATTCGCCCTCATATTACGAATGTAGTTTTCTGTAATGGTATCTAATCCTTCAAAGGATTCATACCAAACTTTTTCTGTTGTTAAACCGTGTTTTTCTTGACATCCTTTTAATGTATATTTTTCTTCAGACTGTAATGTTTTACCTTTTTTAAATCCAGGTAATACATTAGATCCTAAATATTCATAAATGTTTCTTATTTCTAAATGATTTAAATGAGCACCTTTACGCCACGCTTCCCAGTTATTTAAAGCTAACAATAATTTTAAAGGAACTGAATTCATTCCTCGGTATTGATAATACCATCCTTGTATCTCACATAAATCTTTAGCATCATCTAAAAAATAATTGGCTGTCGATAAAATTAACCAATTCCCTTGAGACATATCTACCTGGGTAATGTCAGAGTATCTTTTTAATAATCCTAACTCACCTCTAGGTTTATATTCTTTATCAAATCTGTTTTGTACTTTTCTAATTATCTTTTGTGATAGTTCGTGAATGGGTCCTCCAGGTATTCTATAAGATTGGTCTAATGTTTTAATATCATCCACTTCTTCTTTTAAAGCGATGAAGTGATCTACATCTGCACCCGCCCATTTAAAAATAGCTTGATCATCATCACCGGCGATGTAAGTTTTTTTAGCGCTAGACCATAAAACTTTTACCATTTCCCATTGAATTTTAGATAAGTCTTGTGCTTCATCAATGAATAAAACTTCAAATTTAGGTTGAATATCTTTTTCAATAAAATCTTCTAAGAGATCCGTAAAATCTTTTAATCCTTTTTCTTTTTTAAATTTTTTTAATTCTTCTGCTAGTAAATATAAAGTACTTCTTTCAATATCTAAGATGTTTTGTCTGGAATCATAATACTCTAATAAATCTTTTCGTTTTACTCGCGCTGTATTAATAATGGTTAAGTATTCATTATCGGAGTTAAAGGTTCCATCATCAGTAGAAAATTTGGCTGTCTTAATAGGGATTCCACATTTTTCACCAAACTCTCGATAGTCTTCCGGTTGCATCATTTTTTCTTTAAGCATTCCTAGTTTATGAAATGCAAACGAATGAAGAGTTCTGAAGTTTTCTAAATCAGTTTCTTTGTCTAAATTAAATTTATCCGCAGCTCTAGTTGCAGCCTCATTGGCTGCCTTCTTTGTAAAAGAAAAGTATCCAATTTGTTTAGGTCTTACACCATCTTTAATAAATTCATCAACCAGATTTAAAAGGGTTGTAGTTTTACCTGTCCCCGGTGGTCCCAATATTATTGTTTTCATTAGCCTCTTTAATTAATTGTTGTATATATTTTTCTTTACGTTTAGCTTTAACATAAGGTCGTTGGTTATAATTATAATCCCAAAGTTTTCCTTTGGGGCTTTGTCTCCATCTTTTTCTAGCTTGTTTTCTACTTTCAGCGTAAAGGTGCATTAAAAATCTTCCGCTTGATATTTAGTTTTAGAAATACTTGCTTCTATTTTTTTCATTGCTTTAATTTTAATTAATCTTGGTTGTTGATTTTTAACTCTCACCCTGTCTTCTTCTACAAATATATCTTCTAATCTTTTTAATAAGTTTCCTGTCTTGACTTTATCCATATCCCAATGATTTCTTTTGCAAAAATTATAGAAGTCTTCCATTCTAAAATAAGTAAATTCTCTTTTGTCATCTGTGTAGGGAAGTTTATTAAAAATATCATCCATTGTTCTTGCTGATTGTCTATTCGTTGTCCAGTCTTGAAGTAAAGCTGTTAATTCATTTGTTGGATCTAAAGATTTAAGTGGTTCTATTTCTTGTAAATTTTGCATTAAAGGTTTTAAAAATAATTCTTTCCAATCTTTTGGTTTTGGAACTGGCACAACTAAATTAGCTTGATCTAAACACGCTAAAGCAAATAAAGGTGAACTATAAAGTTGTTCTGTTTTTAATTCGATCCGCGTTTCACTGACATCTAAAAACCATTGAGGGGGTGTTGATGTATACTTCGTTAAGTTTCCCAACATCGGCATTTGTTCTTCACCAAATCCGACACCAAATCGTTTTGTTCTACAGAGTCGTGATTGACAGACCGCGTTAATAGGTGCGTCTTTACATCTATATTTATCGTATCCTTTACGACTTACTGATTTAATTAATTGTTGAACTTCACCATTACTTAATGGAGGATTCATATATTGTTGATTCGCTTTTACTAAATCATCTTGCCAAGAATCTGGTTTCGCTTGTTTATAATAAACAGCTACATTAAATAAGGCATTGTTTCTTGCTCCTTCTCCAAAACCTTCCTTGGCTAATTGATTTAGACAAGGAGGTCCTAGAGGAAACGCTTCTTCTATTTTTTTCTCTTCGACTTCAATTTTCTCCACCTCTTGCCTTCCGCAAGCCAGAACATCATAGAGCTGATAAAATTCCTCAAGTGTACTAGCGGAGCCATTATCGTTGAAAGCATATCGTAGTCCTTCCATTCCATTAAAGTAGGGTAAGTTTAAGAAATTACCTGTGTCCCCACGTTCCACAAGTATTTCTGTTTGTTTAGGGAAGATTTCGCAACCTTCATAACCTAAAGTTTTTGAGATTTTTTTTAAGGTACTCTGCATTAAAGATGCAGGAATAAATTCTTTGGTAAATAAAAATACGTGAGCACCGCCTGATTTAGAACGGCATACGATGAGTGGAAGTTTTAACTTCCGAATAGTCTGAACAAGAGAATGATGTTTAAGATTATAAACATCGATATCAATGCAACCCCAACAACAGCTATTATCTTCTCGAATTGGAATGATTCCCAAAGCTGGTGGATTACCGGCGAGATGGTCTTCCCATAGTTTGTCTGTAACATTTTTTCGAACAATAAAAGCTTTACCTTTAAGTTTACCATTACTTCCTCGGTCACCCTTTTGATATTGTCCATATGCTATTGTTAGTCCACTAAATATTTTTTTGAATTTCTTCATATACAACTTTCTTCCTTCTTTGTAAAGAGCCCGACTTCATAACTGCCCACATTAATCCATTGGGCTCTTTTTAAATTTAATACGGTGTTGCCGTATTAGACTTCTCTTCTACATCAGCCTTTGTTTGCACATTTCCTTTAGATACATTGCCTCTAAAATCCTTTGCACTTAAGTACAAAGTCTTATCAGCTTGATCTAATATTCTATCCATTGTCACAACCCAGCCGTACCAAGAACCTTTATCGTTCTTTTGTAGTGTAGATGCTAGATTATAAACAACCCCGTGCATAGGAGGGATTGCAAATCCTCCTTTTCCATCAGCCATTTGAATGGTTTTCATCATTGAATTCCATTTTTTGCTGACGTTCAGTTGAGTTGATTTCATTGTAATCAACGCAGGAGTATAAGCCCCTGTTTTTGACTGAACCATTACGTAGTAAGATGCTGTTTCTTCTAAATAATTACCATTTGGTAATCTAATTTTAGAACCATCTCTCTTACCAGTAGCGATTACCGGACTGTTCGGTAGATGAATTGCCACAGGCGCACCTGGACCATCCCCTCTATCCGACCATTCTGGATAATCTTTCTTGTAGTAACAAGGAATAACCTTGATACCTTTCTTACCATCGAACAAGTCGTTGGTAACAGTATTATAGATCATACCTGGTCTGGCACTCTCTATAAACTTTGCATCCCCCTGCGTTACTTGAGGGGAAAGCTGTCCTAGGATTCTGAGAAATGGTAACGCAAGATCATCCTGCGTCATATTTTCAAAACCTTTGGAAAGATCATTTCCGAATAACGAAACTGATCCATTATGTTTAGCTTTTATGTCATTAGCCATTATACATTCTCCATTAGTTATTTCCGGGTTATTTTAGTTTTGTCTTTAATCCAAGTACTAAAGACTTCAGAAGGCATATCGAGCCCGGACTCGATACGCTCTCTGAATAGGGCAGTTAATGTATTCCAAGACACATCAGATTTCTGCTGTGGATCAAAACCATTAGCTACCGCAAGGTCCAACAATTGTTGCGCCTTGTCATCTTCTCCACGACCAAAAGTTACTGAAACATTATTTTTAATAATATCTCCTAACTGGTTGTCTCGAAGCCATTTATAGCACTGTACTCTTTTTGAATCATCTTTCGGAAGAGTACATCTATATTCTTTTTTAACAGATACTGAAGAACCATCAGCAAGTTTAAGCGAAGTTAAACCTTGCTCGGCTAATAATTCTGGAATCACTCTTGATCCAATATCATCAGCTTTAGTTTTCAGATCTTTTAAATGTTGTTCTGCTGATTTAATCATATCTTCTGTGTCTTTCAACTTTTGACATTCATCAGCTAAGTTTGTTACCTCTACGCTGTCTAAAAGATCCTTAGAATCTTTTACCATCTCATCTCTTATATTAAAGGCCCCATCACCTTTAAATATTTTTACTTTGTCGTTACTCATTGTTATCCTTTCTGATACATATCTACTTCAAGCGGATAGTATCGGTATTCACGTTTGTCCCACTTCAACATATTAAACTGTCCATTCGTTACATCACTTACAGCTGCAGTGGATATACCTATTATTACAGGATCTCCTACTGCAAGTAAATAATCTTCCTTGCGAAAGTCTTGTAAATTTTTTTTCATCTTCTGTACATAAGGTGCAGTAGACAAAATAGCTTGGTCCCTATTGGGTAAGCATATTACAAGATAACCATAATCAGACGCACTTAATATATTAATGTTAGGCGCTGGTTGTTGAATCACATAAACAAACTTCTCGTTAGGGTTGTTTTTATGAAATT